GCGTGGCACTAGTTTAGTCTTTGATCCAAGAGCAACGTATCCTTCGCCGCCCTTCTCGCCTTTTGTTGTTGCCTTAACATCTGCATCAGCATCGTCTAATTGATCTATGATATGATCCTTTACAGACATAATTTGTTTTACAAGTCCAAAAATAGCAGGCAATGCTTTTGGATTAGCTTCATTCATTGCTGCTAATTTTGCTTGCTGTCCTTGACTTACCTTACTTGTTTTTAACCAATCAAAGAAACCAGTGTCTAACTTATCTAGTTGCTTTGCTTTACTCATTTGATTCACATAGGTATAAATGATACCTGCAGGACTGCTAAGACCCTGTGTTCCTTGAAGGAACGAATCTATAGCTTGTGCGCTAGTTTGCACTCTTTTTCTTATGCTGTCAACCTCTTTTGTATCTACTTTTGGCTGATGTGTAACATAAGTTTGTCCTAGCACTACTGCGTCACGTGAATTAAGTTCGCCTACATCTTTAATAGGAGCACCTGCTTTGCTACCCCACTCGTCAAATTTTGTGTGAACTACTACACCGACTTTTGAGTTCGCTATGCGCTCACCAAGAGGGCTTTTCGTATCGACTGTGTATTTGACATTGTTGGGCTCAAATTCTACTGCTCCGTCAGTAGTGCTAAACGGTTTACGTGGACTGTACAATAAATCTCCATACACATAACCACGGAAGTTCGGAGGAGTTGCTGCTTTCATTATATTAAAAACTTCCGCCATTTCTTGACCAAAGTCTGCTCTCCAAGGTTCTTCTTCTACACCTTTACCTGAGTTTTGAATAAAGCGAGATAAATTATCTGCTGAAGTAGATTTGTTCTTGCCCCATCCGTTTTTACCTACAAGTACAAATGTACCGTCTGGCTCACGTCCCCAATAGATAGTAGGATTGCCGTCCCATTTGATAGCTACATCATCCGAGTCACTGCCTAGTTTTTCAAGTATATCAGCAGCTTCTAATGCGCCTTTAGACCCTTTGACAAATACAAGGTCTTCAAGATGTTGATACTCGCGACCTACTGTAGCTGCTTCTGTAAGACTTTCTCCTACAAGGCGGCCACGCATTGGATGCGGAGTTTCATTGCCGCCTGGTTTAGATTTTTTAGGTGTTGGTTCTTTGCCTTTGACTTTATCAGCATCTTTACCACCACTTTTAATTTCAAAAAATCTCATTTCACAAAGCTTCCTGAATTCATTTTTACACTATTAAGTAGTGTTCCGCTTAATTCTTTTATACGGGCAAGTTGTTTATCTTCTAGTGTAGCATATCCTGTCGACTCAGGTACTGACTTACCTTCTTTCTCCATAGCTTCTTTCCAAGGAGCAATAAGTGTTTCATAGTTAGGATCACTTTTGATCTTTGCAAGCATACTTTCTACAGTGTGTGTATCTGTTTCTTTTGCTGTAGGTCCGAGCAATATTTTTGCTATCTCATTCCAGTTGTCAGCAACAACAGCATCACCATTGTTAGGATCAACTACGCCAAACTTAGGGCTAAACTTGTAGCCTCTGCCTCTTGCAATACTTGATAATAGGATTGCTCTATCTTTACCACTAAAGGCTGCTGTGCCGCCACGTTTAGATCCACGTTGTAGATCTGGGTTGTCTGTAAACATAAAGTCTGTTTGCACATAACCTTCGCCGCCTTGTATAGGAGCACGGAAGTGTACTTGGTCGCCTGCATTGTGTATCCAGCCGCCTGTAAACTTGCGACCTTGATTCATTATTTCGTTTTCAGGAATACCTTGACTTTTGAGCCAAGCAGCAAGTTTTGCTATTAATTCTTCTTTGGTTACTTTGTTTGCATCAGTGTTTAGATCTAAATCACCAGATGAATTCTTTTCAAATGCTCCATCTGGATCTGATTTCTTACCAGTAGTACCTAACCAATCTTCTTCGTCAAAAGTTAAGCCTGTAATCTTTTCAATAAACTGAATTGTAGGATGTACAGCCTTTGTAGGAATACGCTGTGTAAGTGGGCCTTCTTCTGTTTTAAAAACATTGCCGCCTTCTTTAAGAATCGTCATTTTTTTTACCTTCAATAATTCGTTGCATAGACCTTTTGAACTTTCTAGGATCTCCACTCTTAATACTATTTAGAAAACGTCTTTCTAATTCCGATGCAGTATCTACATCATAAGAAGAATGAATGCGACCTAATAAATTGATGGCACTTTCAATAATATTATTAGCAGTAGCATCGATAAGATAATCTTTATCTCTGCTGCCGTGAACTGTATTAAGTTCTTGTAGTATTGACCTAGTACGTTTTCTCATTTGTTTTGTTCCTGTTGTTGTATTTAGTGCAAACAGCACATAAATATTACAAACATTGGAGGGTAATACATTGTCAATTTCAAACTTGCGTTTCGAGGAACGTTCTCTATTATTTGCTCAACTAGCAAAGATAGCATATAATAACATCAAAAAAGTAAAAAAGCAAGCAGAAAAATTAGGATTTACAGAAGTAGAATTCTACAACAGGGAAGGCGCACAGGCGTATCGTTTTGCAAATGAAACAGATATGGTAATTGCGTGTCGTGGTACACAACCTACTGAATTTAACGACATTGCAGCAGATCTAAAGGCAATGCCTGTAGTAGCAGAGACTATAAGTCGTGTGCATCAAGGATTCAAAGCAGAGGTAGACGAGTTATGGCCAATGATAATGGCAGACCTAATGAGTAAACAACCTAAACAAAAACTATGGTTCTGTGGGCATTCGCTAGGAGCAGCAATGGCAACTATAATGGCGAGCCGCTGTTTGTATAACAAGAAAGTACCTAATCCTGAAGAACTATACACATATGGTTCTCCGAGAGTAGGATGGAAGAAATACTGTGTGCATCTTGGTGTTGTACATCATCGTTGGGTTAACAACAATGACATAGTCACAACTGTACCCCTACGTGTTATGGGCTACACACATCACGGAACAGAACACTATCTAAATGCATATGGTAATGTGCGTAAGATGACTAGTATGCAGAGATTCAAAGATAAGATGCGTGGACTATGGATGGGATTGAAACGAGGTAGCGTAGACAGTTTCTCAGATCATTCTATAGATAACTATGTAAACTATCTAGAGTTTTACGCTAAAGGCAAAGAGAACTCACAGCACTAAGACTCACGAATACGACGATTGTATTCTAATGCTTCTTGCAATATTGACAGCTCAACGTTATCGCGTTGGGCTGTTCTTATAAGTGCCTGTGTATCTTTAGGGAAACAATGTCCGCCAAAGCCTCGTTCTTTTGATATAAAACTATGACTGTCTCCTATGCGGGGATCCATTGTTGTATATTGTGCAACTGCTGCATACTCTACGTCTAGTGCTTCACACAAATCATAAATTTGATTAAAGAACGCAACCTTTAGAGCAAGGAAACTGTTGCGAGCATACTTGGCAAGTATAAGCTCTTCTGGCTCTGCAATCTCTACATTTACATTGAACACTCTACTCCAAAATGTACACGATGTCCCGCCAATAAGCATTAGGTCCATTGCTTTTAGATCTTCTACTGCACTTGCGGCACGTAAGAACTCTGGCGAGAAGTTTAGCATACGATTTGGAAACGTGTCTACAAGCATCTGCCAACCTTCTACAGAGATTGTGCTCTTGATTAGAATAGGAACATCTGGCGAGGCTTCAATCACTTCGTACACATTATCCATCTTGCATCCACCGCCTGCGTTTGGAGGTGTGCTCACACAAACAATCACAGCATCTACATCTGCAAAGTCTGCTTCAAATCCTAGTGCTGGATCGTGGATAATAATATCGTGTTTGTCTTTTAATAGTTCGTGATGTGCTTTACCAACAAATCCGTAACCTGCAATGGCAATCTTCATATAGATTCAATCCTATTTTTAATTAATTTAGCAACTTCATCCGAAATAAGAACTTCGTAATGATTGTAATCTACGTATTCAATCTCCATATCTTTGCGCCAAGTCATACTTCGTAATGTAACAACACTATCGTTTTTTGAAAA